CTTCGTCTCGGACCTCGGCGTCGTTTATGCCGCGACCGGCCTGCCGCTCGCCTATGTGAGCGGCAGCCCGTCCGCCGGGCAATATTCGGTGTCGGCCGGCGTCTACGGCTTCAACAGCGCCGACAATGGCAAGGCGATCTTCGCGACATATACCTACACGGTCGCGGGCTCGGGGCAGCAGCTTGCGCTCGCCAATCCGATGCTCGGCACGGCGCCCACGTTCCAGCTCTGGTACTACACCAGCACCAATTCCGTGCCGCTCAACATCCAGCTCTATAGCTGCGTCGCCGACAAGCTGTCGCTCGCCTTCAAGCTCGAGGATTTCATGATGCCGGAGTTGAGCTTCTCCTGCTCTGCCAACGCCGCGGGGAATGTCGGGCTCTACAGCTTCGGGGAGGTCTCGTGATGCGCGAGCTCGCCTGCGCGGGTCACGACGGCGTGGAGGTGACGCTGGCGGGCCGCCGCTGGGTCATGGCGGCGCTGGCGCCGCGGCAGCTTCGCAAGGTCATTCCGGCGATCATGGGCTTTGCCGCCTTGGCCCGTCCCGACGAGTTGGACGAGCGCTGCTTCGACCACCTGCTCGACGCCCTCTATTACGCGCTCACGCGAAACTATCCCGACCTCGGGCACGAGGAATTCCTCGATCTGCCGATCACGACGAGCGAGCTGATCGCATCGCTGCCGGCGCTCGCGAGCGTTTCCGGCATCGAGCGGCGCGAGGATGGCCGCGCGGGGGAAGCGAGTGGGGCGGCGGCGGATTCGACGGTTTCATCGATTCACTGATCTGCTTCGTGTGCCAGGCGACGGGCTGGACCTGGGACTACGTCGAAGGCGAGCTGACCGTGCCGCGGCTCAAAGCGTTGAGCCGGTTCTGGGCGCAGTCGCCGCCGCCCCACATGGTGTTGAAAGCCCTGGCGCAGGCGCTCGGGGCATGGCCGAGCAGTCGCGCGCCGGCCGATGCGGAGACGTCCTGGGCGGACCTGCGCGCGCTCGGCGCGGACCCGGTCTCCGGCATCGCGATCCGCGGCAAGGCGCCACTCTGACTTTGAGGATCCGTCATGGCTGATGATCGCGTCGAAGTCGTCTTCGGAGCGGATTTCTCCGAACTCGTCTCCGCCGCGCAGCAGGTGAAGGATCAGCTCGGCTCGCTCGCCGGCTCGGTTCGTGGCGTGGGCCAGGATTTCGCCGCCGCCGGCGAGGATATGAAGTCGGCCGCCGACAACGGGTCGTCGGCCTGGACCACCGGGTTCAACTTCATCGAGTCGACTGCCGACACGGTTCTGAAGGGCGTGCTGCTCGGGACCCAGACCTGGCAGCAGTCGATGGCGCGGATCTTCAGCGATCTTGCCGTGTCGTTTGCGGAAAGCGTCGCCAACATGATGATGCAGTGGCTCGCGCTCGAAGCGCTCGGCATCGGCGCCGGCGCGTCGGGTGGCGCAGGCGGCATTGTTGGCGCGGGCGGCAGCGGATTGCTCGGGATGCTCGGGCTCGGCGGCGGCCTTGCGGGCGGCGGCTTGCTCGGCGGTCTCTTTGGCGGCGCGGCCGCGGGCGGCGGTGCGGTCAGCGCCGCCGGCGACCTGGGCGCGCTTGCCATGTTCCAGGCCGGCGCCTGGTCGATCCCACAGGACATGGTCGCGCTCGTGCATGCGGGAGAAATGATCCTGCCGGCCGGCGTCGCCGAGATGGCGCGGGCAGGGGGCTCGGTTGCGCCGTTCCCCAGCGCCGGTGCGGGCGGCATCGCCGCCGGTGGCGGCGCCGGCATGACGCTCAATGTCAGCGTGCAGGCGATCGACGCGGCGGGCGTGGCGCAGTGGGCCAACGCCAACGCCAAGACGCTGGCCTCGACCATCACGCGCTACATGGGAAGCAATCCGTCGACGAGGGAAGGCTGAGGCCGTGTCGATCCCGGTCTTTCCGACGCTTCCCGGCATCGCCTACCCGGTGAAGCGGTCGCCGCTCGTCTCGACCTTGCGTCAGAAGGCGATCTCCGGCCGCGAGACGTTTCAGCCGCTCTGGCCGACCCCGCTCTATCGCTACGAGGTCTCGTTCGCCCTGCTGCGCGCGGCGGAACCGCTGGCGGAATGGCAGCTCCTTGGGGCTTCTGGAACAGCGTCATGGTCGCGCCGGGCGGCCTGTTCCAGTTCGTCGATCCGAACGACAACGCCGTCGTGGCGCAGCCGGTCGCGACCGGCGACGGCGGCACGACGGTCTTTCAACTCGTGCGGACCTTCGGCGGCTTCACCGAGCCCGTGCTCGGCCCGATGCCGGAAGCCGCGGCGCCCGACAGTCTCCTCGATTACGGCAATTGCACCAGCGCGCCATCGGCATCGCCCGATTACGGCAATTGCACGACGGCGCCTTCGGGCACGCTCGACGACGGCTACTGCTCGACGCTGCGGGTCTTCGCGGGCGCGCTGCTTGCGCCTTACCTGCTCTTGCCCGGCGGCCTCGTTGCGATCGAGCCGGCGCCCGCGCCAGGGACCGCGCTGAGCTGGACCGGTGGCTATGCCTGGCTCTGCCGCTTCGACGACGACTCGCTCGATTTTTCCAACTTCATGTACCTGTTCTGGGAGCTGAAGAAATGCAGCTTCACCACAATCCGACTCTGAGGGGCAGCCCGTGACGACGCAGCTTCAACTCCGCCGCGACACCACGGCCAATATCGGCGCAATCACGCCGGCGCAGGGCGAGCCGATCTACGACGTGACGCGCAAGGCGCTGGTGCTGGGCGACGGCGCGACCGCGGGCGGAAACGCCGCGACGCCGTTCGCCGGGTCATGGACGCCGCAGCTCGAGCTCGGCGGCGGCAGCACCGGCATGACCTATGCGCAGCAAGTCGGCACCTGGGTGCAGGTGGGTCCGATCGTCATCGCGACCTTCTTCATCGCGCTGTCCGCGAAAGGAAGCGCGACCGGAGCCGTCACGATCGGCGGGCTGCCGGCGGTCCCGCTCGCGGGCATCTATGGCGCCGTGACGCACGCCTATCACGCCAATATGAACACCGCCGACAACTACGCGCATTATGTGAACGCGGCGGGCGCCATCGCCCTCGGCAAGTCGGGCAGCGCGAGCTGGGCCGCGCTGGCCGATACCGATTTCACCAACACCTCCACGATTGCGGGGGTTGCCATCTTCGAGGCGGCGCAGCCGACCGCCTGATGAAGACCCCATGGTACGAGACCTCGCCGGGTGCGACCGCGTCGCTGCTCGAGGCGGGACAGTTTGTCGATGTCGATCTCTACAGCATCGATTTCGCCGGCAGTTTCCTTGGCGTCGACGAATTGCGGCTGAGCGCTGGCGCAATCGACGTGGTGGCGGCCGGTTCCTATTGGGCGCAGGGCCCGACCTTCGATCAGGACAAGGCGAAGGCGGTCGGGCACTGGAAAGTCGGACTCGACGTCGATCAATGGCAAGTGGTGGTGGCGCCGCGTCTCGTCGATCCGCTGACCGGCGCAGCCAGTCCGGACAAGATCGGTGCGACGCCGTTTCTCGCGGCGTGCCAGGCCGGCGCCCTAGATGGCGCGCGGGTCCAGGTGGATCGTGCCTTCGCGCCCAACTGGTCGCAGACCGTGCCGGGATCGAGAGGTCCGGCACTGGCACCCACCGGCATCGTCACGATCTTTTACGGCCGGGTCGGGGAGGTGGATGTCGGCCGATCCCAGGCCGTCATCACGCTCTATAGCGAGCTGAAGCTGCTGCTCAATCCGCTGCCGCGCAACCTGTTCCAGGCATCGTGCGTGCATACGCTGTTCGACCAGGGCTGCACGCTCGCCGCATCAGCCTTTGCGATGAGCGGAACCGTGGCGGGCTTGGGCCTGGCCGCCAACCAGTTCGCATCCGCGATCGGCGCGCCGCCAGGCTCCGGAACCTATGCCTTGGGACGGGTGACGATGATGTCCGGTCCGTCCCAGGGATTTTCGCGCACGGTGCGAAGCTGGAGCGCCGGAAGCCCAGGCAGCTTCACGCTGCTCTCGCCATTCCCCTTCGGCGTCGCCATCGGCGATGCCTTCGTCGCCTATCCAGGCTGCGACAAGACCTATGGCGCCTGCGGCGCCTTTGCGAACCAAGCCAATTATGGCGGCTGCAATTCCATCCCGGTCCCGGAGACGGCGGTATGAAAAAGCTCATGTCCTTTGCGGCGCGTTGCCGCCAGAACCCTGCGCGCCGAGCCATGCTGGCGCTTGCGGCATCGCTCGCGCCCTGTGCCGCGGGCGCGCAGATCGCGGCCGAGCAATCGATCGCGCTCACGCCTGCGGTGCAGAACGCGGCCTATGCCAGCGGCAATGCGATGGGCGGGCTCCTGACGGTGCCGGCCTTGCGCGCCGTGCGCCCGCCGGCGGGCATCCTCAATTGGCTGAGCGTCGCGTCGAAGAGCGGGCAGACGCCATCGCTGACGGTTTACGTCTTCGACACGATCCCCGGCTCGAGCACATGCGCCGACAAGACCGCGTTCTCGCTCGCGTCGGCGGATGCGGCGAAGGTCGTGGCCGCGGTGGTGCTTCCGCCATTGGCTGTGCCGACCGGCGCGACAGCGAGCTTCGGCATCGCCCAGAACCTGGCGCTCAGCCTGCGCAATCAAGACAACCCGCAGACGCCGAATTTCTATGCCTGCGTCGTGACCGGGTCCGCGCTGACGCCTGGCTCGACGAGCGACATCGTCGCGAAATTCGGACTGACGCAGGACTGAGCGATGCGGTTCCTCCTCCGCGTCGCCGCCGCGACGGCGCTTGCCATCGCGCTCCCGGCCCTCACGCCGCCGCAGCGCGCCGTGCTGCTGAGCCCGCCACCCGACTATCTCGGCAATGTCGCGACGCGCGCGGCGCAGGCGGACAGCTTCGGCTCGAGCAACACGCAGTTGCAGACTCGCACCTATCACATCGCGCGGACCGGCTTTGCGGTCGCGCGCATCGCGGTCCAGGTCGGAACGCCGAGCTGGGAACCGTTCCAGCCTGGAACGATCACAGCGACCTGCGCACTCGAATATCCGGCCGGAACGTTCAATCAATGCAAGTTCTCCGGGGCGGCGAGCGGCGTCTCGTCCTCGGGCCAGTACGCGCTCGTCAGCGATCCCATCGCGCTCGCGGTGGCGGTGCCGAAGGGCGCGGGATTTTGGGTGCGCATCCACTGGGCCAATGCGGGCACGGGGCTTCTCTACAGCGGCCTCGGCTCGTCCTCGCTCGATCTCATGACCTTCGGCACGTCGGTCGCCGATCAGACGATGGGCGGCACGGTGACGCAGACCTCGGCGGGCCTCACCTTCTTTCCGCTCGCGATTCTGGCAATGACGCAGGCGCCCGATGTGTGTCTCCTCGGCGATAGCCGGGTGGCGGGATTTCACGACACGCCGAACGCGGCCGGCGACGCGGGCGAGTTGGCGCGTTCGATCGGTCCCACGCTCGCTTACATCCGAATGGGCATTCCGGGATCTGAGACGCCCTCGGTGATCTCGGGGCACCAGGATCTCGCGGCCGTCGCGCCTTATTGCTCGCACTTCATCGCCAACTGGTCGATCAACGATTTTCCCAATCTGACGGCGGCGCAGGAGATCGCCAACAACCAGACCATCCGGGGATATTTCGCGGGCAAGCCGTACTATCTCACCACCGTTGCGCCGGCGACCTCGTCGAGCGACAACTGGGAGACGCTCGCCAATCAGACGATCCTTTCGTCGAATGCGAACCGGCTGGCCTACAACGACAGCCTGCGGGGGTCGATCCCGGCCGGGATCAGCGGCATCTTCGACACCGACGCGGTTCTCGAGAGCGCGCTTTCCCCCGATAGCGGCAAGTGGATCGTGAACGGCACGGCCAACTACGCGACGGCGGACGGGACGCACGAGAGCCCGACCGGATACGGCCTCCTTCAAAGCAGCGGCGCGATCAATCCCGCGCTCTTCCAACCCGTGAGGCCGGCGCCGTGAGCCTCATCGAACCGGAACGCGCGGCGGTCGTGCGCGAAGCGCTGTCCTGGGTCGGGACGGCCTTCCATCACCGCGGCCGGATCAAGGCCCGGCGCGACGCGAGCGGCCGCATCCTCGACAAAGGCGGCGTCGATTGCGCGCAGTCGGTTTATCTCATCTACCGCGCGGCATGTCCGGCGCGCGTGCCGGAGATCGAGACGGCGGATCTCGATTACGGGTTCCAGTGGAACCTCTCGAAGGAGGCGGCCAGCGCGGAGCGCTATCTCAGTGCGGTGCAGTCGCATGCGCGCGAAATCGAGCCCGGTGCTTTGCTTCCGGGCGACCTGGCGCTCTTCCGCTGGGGTCTCGCCTACGCACACGGTGCGATCGTGATGCTGCCGGGCTGGCCCGCGATCGCGCACGCCAACGCCGCCGCCGGCGGCTTCATGCTCGACCGCGGCGATCTTGGGCGGCTTCATCGCCGTCCGGTCAAGTTCTTCACGCTGTGGTGATGGAGCATGAGTAACATACTTGGCGCCGGCAGCGGTACGGCGACGAAGACGCGGCGCACGCCCACGCCGGCGACCATGCTGCGCATCCAGAATTCCTGCAACGGCGTGCCACGGCCATTCGGCTATGGCAAGGCGCGGCTCGCGTCGAACCTCCTCAACTATGTCGGCTTCAACGCAGCGCCGGTCTATAGCGACCCATCATCGTCGGGCGGTGGCAAGAGTCTCGGCGGCGGGGGCGGGGGCGGAAGCGCGGCCAGCGTCACCGGATATCAGTACAGCGCGACGCCGGCCTTCGGCATCTGCGAGGGCCCGATCGACAGCGTGCCGCAAGTCTGGTCCGGCAAGAGCGCGTATTCCGGGCCGTCGCTCGCGTCCAACAACGGCTGGGCTTTCTTCGACGGCACCTATGTGCAGCAGCCTTGGCCGGTGCTGGGGGGCGAGGCGCAAAACTATCGCGGCATCGCCTATGTCGGCGTCGCCGGCATGAGTCTGGGCGATAGCCCCGATCTCCCCAACATGACGTTCGAGGTGAAGTTCGGCGTCGCCGACGGACTGAGCGAGACCGGCACGGTGAGCGGCGCCCCCAATTATTCGGTGACGGCGCAGTATTTCGACTGGGACAGCGGCGTCGCCGTCCACGGCACCGTGCCGTTGACGTCCCCCTATCAATGGTCGCCCGACAACGGCAGCGACAGCTTCATCGCCTCGCAATCGGGCGCGGCCGCCGGCATCGATCCCTATGACGGCGACTGGGGTAACTCCGGCGGGTGCGGCGTCGTCTGGGACGCGGGCGCGACCAATGGCACGCCGGGTGGGCCCCTGACGCGCGTCTCGGGCTCGCCCGCGGCGAGCGGCCAATACCAGATCGTCGCCTCGACGGCGATCGGCATCACGATCAATTTCGCGGCCGCGGACGCGGGGCAGCCGATCGTCGCGGTGCTGGCGGCGCTTTCGCCGGGTGTCTACTACCTGGTGCAAGCGACCGCGACGCTGACCGAGGGCAGCACCTTCCTCGTCGCCGTCGCGCCGGTCGCCGAGATCGGCGTCGGCTCGCGCATCGCAGGCGGCAACGGCGTGGCAAAGGGCAGCTTCGTCACCGCGATCACCGGCGGGAGCGCCAGCGGCGATGCGGTGAGCGGCTCCGCCACGCTCGGCAACGTGTTCGGCGCTTTCACCGCGATCGCGGGGACGCCGGTCACGGATGCGGCGGGCGCGTTCCCGCCGGGCACGACCTTCGTCAGCGGCACCGGCGCGGTCATCAATATGGTCGGGAATTCGCCGGTCACGATCGCAGGCTGCCCGCTCACCGTGTCCTCCGCGTTCTCGGGGTTCATCGACCCCTATGTCGGCAATTCGATCGCCGCCACCAGCTCGCTCGCCGGCGTCGTGGTGGGCACCTACCTGGTCGATCCGATGGGGAGTTGGGTCGGGACTGTCACCGGCATCTCCGGCAGCACGGTCTATGTGAGCCCACCCAACCCGAATTTCGGGCAGGAGGATCTGTTCAACTGGAGCCTCGGCCTCACCGGCAATTTGCAGGCGGGCTCGAACGTCATCACCGGGGTCACCGCCTTGGGTCCGGTCGGGACCTCGATCGCCGATCCCTACGGCTATCTCCAGGGCGAGACCATCGGCAGCACCGCCGCCGGGACGATCACGCTTTCGGCAGCCGCCACCGCCAGCGCGGCGGGCGACCCGCTCGCCTTCTCGACCCTGGTGCAGATCTCCAGTCCGGCCAGCCTCTCGGGCGTCGAGACGCTCAATTTCCGCGGCAGTCAACTGACGCAGGTGCTCGATCCCGGCCCGTCCTTCGTCAAAGGCACGTTCTATGTCTCCGCCATCAGCGGGCTCGGCCTCACCTACGGCACCTATTATTTCAATTCGGCGGACGCGGGCACGAAGGTCGAGATCGTCGACCTGCCGGACGCCAACCCCGCCGATGTGCTGCAGGATTTCCTGACCAATCCCTATTACGGCGTGACGCAGTTCGATCCCGCGCGCATCGGCGACCTCACGGTCTATCGCCAATATTGCCTCGCCGCCGGGCTTCTCGTCTCGCCCACCATCACCACCCAGGCGCAGGCGAACCAATTCCTGCAGGACCTGATGCGGGCAACCAACAGCGAGATGGTGTGGAGCGCCGGGGCGCTCACGGTCGTGCCCTATGGCGATGCGGCGCTCGCGGCAAACGGCGCGACCTACACGCCGCCGTCGCAGCCTTTCTATTCGCTCGACGACGACGATTTCCTGCCCAACAGCGGCACGAACCCCCGTTCGGTCTCGGCGGCATC